CTAGAGCCCGGATGGCCTTGCGTGTGGGACGAAAGTTCTCTGGAACTTCTCAACTAGCGAAGTCCCGTAGACGGTCGCAGACTACGTGTCCGCGATCTCCGTCGATCGACTTTACGCCCGAGGCCTCCCCGAGCCGCAGGAACGGGTGGAGCCGCAGAGTGACCCTCCCCCTCTTCTGGGGGGCACTCCCAGGCTGCTCCGCACCCGTCGTACCGAACTGCTCACAGAAGACCGCCGCGCTGCCTCGGAATGACTTCTTCCGATTCGGGACGAGTCGAGCTCTCTCGAGACGCTCCTCAAACCGGTCGCACATCTTCGCAGGCCACACCGCCGCGATGTCATCTCCGTTGATCTGATACGAGTCCGTGTCCCCTGATCTCCGCGCCGCCCAGGCCACCAGCAACGACATGACCACCCAGCTCGGCCCGAGTCCCATCAGGGCCCCGGACGTGAGTTCCTTTCCTTCGAACTCCTCCGCCCCGGGATTCGCCGCCTCGAGCACCATGTGGTCCGTGATCGCTGGCAGTGCCGCCACCATCCAGCTCGGCGCATTCGTAGCTCTCAGGGCAGCAAGTAGGACGGCCTGAGCAGTGGCACAGGAAATTGGGTCCGTTCCCTTCGACAGGTCGCCGCTGTAGCACACCGATCCCTCAGGACCGTTCAGGATGATCTTGCGATTTCGCAACATCTTGCTGTTCGTAGCCACATCTCGTAGGCGCGACAGTAGGAACGCGCTCGTAGCGCGTGCCGCCTGGACAATATGGATCGGGTGCACGGTAGCGTTCCTGACCTTGCCGTTGGCGTTCTCGAACACCGATAGCCGGGCAGTCGAACGGACCCCCCTCGCCACTTGTGATCGACAGTCTTGACACGCCTTCCAAGCAGTAGCCAACCCGGAGGTCCTTAGGGCCTTCACATCCGCTGCCTCTGGCAGACGCGCGAACCTTGGCACGAAGCCGCACCGCCGTGCCGCTTCCAGGTGTGTCATGTCTCCAAAGTAGGCCGCCTCTTCTTCGTCGGGATGGTCGAGCGGGTTGCAGAACCTGTCACCAGGTTCTGTCCGCTCTAGGTGCCTCCTCCAGCGTTCTAGACCGAACTGTTCGTCACTCTTCCGCTTCTTGCGGACGAGCGTTTCACCCCAGTTCGCCACAGTCGTGCGGAACTCTCCGCCCTGTGGCCTCGCCTCGCCCCACGCTGGAGCAGACCATGTGGCCGCGACCGAGCTCTGGAAAGCGTACTGTGCCTCCATCGGGGTTGGACCGACGTCATCTAACGCCGGTGCACTCCGGGCCCTCTCCAGGGCCGCTATGGCCGCGCTGCACACCGCTAGCGCGCCGGCCTTCATCAGCCGGAACTTACGTAGCCCGTCACCGAGCTCGCTCCATGTCGCTTCAGCCGCCGCCTTCTGACCCCCGACCCGCCGTCCGAAC